TTAAGCGCTACGATACCAACCCATTAGTTTAATATAGGCGTTTGTGGTACTAAATGCAGCACCTGAACCACTTGGGCTAGTAGTTCCATTAATGTTGTGGTTATGAGAACCAATCCCTACGGTATGGTTATGTGCACCAATGCCGACAGTATGTCCATGAGCACCACTAGAGCTTGTAGCCAGCGTTGCAGAAGCATCCGGCCTTCCTAACCGAGGATATCCCCCCGCTTGATTATGGTCACCGCTTATAAAACCACTTATAGTATGTGTATGATTTCCTGAAGAATTTGTCGTTTTCGTCCCATAATCGAACGCACTTACCGTCTTAGTTCCATAATCAAAATTAGACGTAGTGCCACTAAATGAGTGTGTATGCACCGGAATATTAGCCACAGATAGCGTGGCCATATCAGCACCACCAAGCTCTTTAAGATCGGAAGCATCCTTTTTAGCCAAACGGATTGTTCTTTCTTCTCCTAAATATTCCCATTTTGTACCCTGAAATAGCATATTAGGATCTTTATTTTCAGTAAAAAACATTACAATGCCGACAGGATATACTGCATCAATACTTCTGGTGATCGCTAATTCGAGTGCCTGCCTCACCGCTTTAGGTGTAGCTGCCATTAATTCATCATTACTATCAATCGCATTACTTAACTTAACAATACCCGATTCAGTGAATGATGAAGCCGGTGGCATAAAATACTTTTTTAATACGTTACTATTAACCGACTTATCGATAATTCCCTGACGAATCAGCATCAAATCATCCGCAACCAGGTCTGTAGCAGCAGGCAATTCCGATAGGGTAATTTTCTTTTCATTGAGCAGCGCTAGTAGCATCAGCTCCTGTTCATTAGTTAAAGCCATTTGATTTTCCTTATAAATATGCCCCACTCAAAAAATGCAGAGCCATGCCGAAGGAGTCATAAATACTCCTTCGCAAAATAAAATTATAAATAGGCGTTCTAGTGAGTTTATTAATCAATATTAAAGCGAGCTATATCCACTTATAGCTCATCTAATATTGATCTGTTATTAATTTGAAACGAAGGAGCTGGCCGGTATATATTTATAGATAGTCGCTAGGCTCACATTATAAATTAACGCTAATTCTTTTCGGCTATGCCCCTTGCTTAATAATCTGATGGACTGTTGTATCTGCTCATCAGTTAGTCTCCTCGGTCGTCCACCAATCCGCCCTTGTGCTCGCGCTACTGCCAAACCCGCCCGGGTGCGTTCGACGATTAATTCACGTTCCATTTCAGCCAGCGCACTCATCACATGAAAAAAGAAACGCCCGGCAGCAGAGCTGGTATCAATGCTGTCGGTAATGCTTCTAAAATGAATTCCTCTGGCTTTCAAATCGGAAACTAACGTTATCAAATGTCTAACGCTGCGCCCCAAACGATCGAGCTTCCACACTACAACAGTATCCCCGGCTTTAGCAACTTTTAACAACCGTTTTAACCCTGGCCTTTCGGACTTCACTCCACTGATTTTATCCTCAAAAATCAGCTCACAATTTGCACGATTAAGCGATTCTCGCTGTAAATCAGTCTGCTGGTCATTTGTTGACACCCTTACATAGCCAATTAACACCCCGTTTCCCCCTTCTCTTTTTAGAGTAGATAGTCTCAAAGAACTATTGGGATAAATAGGGGATTCTTAAAAATCTTGGTTTACTAGAATTTGCAGGGAAAATGATTGGAGACGGAAGCGGACAGATTCCCGATATGTCTTTTTTCACCGGTATGCTAACTGGAACAACGGGCTGGTTTAAAATCCCAATCTCAGGATTTGGATCATTAATTTGCCAATTTGGGCTAACACCAATCGGGGCAACTCGTGCAGTCACATTCCCAATTCCATTTCCCTCGGCTGTACTAGGGGTTATTCATTTCGACCATGGTTTTAACTCCACCGTAGGTGGATCAACTTGGGGGACTGGAAATAGAACTCGGTTTGGCTTTACTGGTTATTGTAATACACCTTCTGAAGGTGGTAGCTACTTGGCTTGGGGAATTTAATAATGAGCTATATTTATAGTTCGAAGGATAATTCATTTTATCCATCAGAATTTCGTGAAGTGTACGAAAGTGCTGGTACTTGGCCGAGCGATGGGGTATTTGTTGATAATGCTATTTTTATACAATATTCGATAATCCTTTCTGGCAAAATAAGGGGAGCTGGTGATGACGGAATGCCTTGCTGGATTGATTCCCCTCTTCCAACAACTAGTGAATTAATAGAAGCTGCGAAAGTTGAAAAACAACGTTTAATATCGAAGGCTAATATAGCATTAATACCACTTACTGATGCTATTGAATTGGATATCGCAACAGATGAAGAAAAAAAATTATATAATGACTTGCGTAAGTATCGTATATTGCTCAACAGAGTTGATATAACATTAGCACTAGATATTCAATGGCCTAAATACCCTTGTTAGTCTGTTTTTTTATATGTAAATATATTTTATCTATTAGTTTAATTATTTGATGATAACTATATTTTAGCTGATTTTTATATTGGACTTGGATGTGATATCTCTATGTAATGGTGTTGTGGTTACATAAATTATGATGATTATCTTGAATGAAATTTTTTATTTAATCCACAATGAAATCTTAGTAAATATAGTAAGGGAGTAATGCATATCACCTGTATTTTTGAGTGGTAAATGAACTAATTTTAGGCGAGCCATATTTGTGGTTCGCCTAAAATTAATATAGTTAATTTCACACTGTTGATTTAATAAATATATATTTCCGCATGATTGTGAGATTTATTAAGCAGCCCTCACTATATAGTTAAAAGCAATATTACGTGGTCGGGTCTCACTTCCACCTGTGTTCTCCATACCAATATATGTATGTGCACGGGCACCTAATTGGTTACTAACTTCCAGACGCTCATTATTCTGATCAGTGTAAGCAATGAAATTCTCCGAAGGGGTACCGTATTCATTAATAAAACGGTGTTTATGTGACTTAAATTCATCATACTGTGCAGAAATAATGGTGCGGCCATTATCAATCCCGCGTCCATCATCCCAGCCACGAATAAACTCCCCACGTAAATCTGGTAATTTTAATAATGGATAAGCTTGTGCCAACTTAGGATATTGCGCAGCAGTAAACACCGCACCATTACATTTTAGCCACCCTTTTGGTGGTATAGCTGACGGCCAAGGGATGGGAACACCTACTGGTAAAACTGAACCTTCTTCTAAACCAAGGTTTTTAAGAACCTCTTCCTTATCCGCTACATCCGATAAATTAGCACTTTTACTTAATGCTTGCTCCGCTACGCTTTGGCTAGCATTTAGGGCAAGATTATGAGCAGACTTAACTGCTTTAGAAGTTGCTGCAATAAATTCATCATCGCTGTTGATAGCATTACTTAACTTAACAATACCCGATTCGACTAGTGATGACGCCGGTGGAGTAAAGTATTTTTTTAATACATCATTATTAACCGACTTATCGAGAACTCCCTGACGAATCAACATCAGATCGTCCTCAGCTAACTCTGCTGCCAAAGGTAATTCAGACAGAGTGAGTTTCTTTTCATTGAGCAGTGCTAATAGCGCCTGTTCCTGTTCTATCGTGAAAGCCATTCGATGTTTCCTTATAAATACAGTCCTACCTAAAAAAGAGCAGAACTCTGTCGAAGGAATAAAAATATTTCTTCGCAAAATAAAATTAAAAATAGAAGGTTTATATAACGTTCAGAGAAAAATAGTTAAAAATCAGATAGAATTAGTCATATTCTACCGCTTAGCCCCATCGCTTATACGCTAATCCTCTTGCCATATTATGGAATATAAAAAATAATATTTTCATATCATGAGGACATGTATTCAATATTGGATTTAAATAAAAAATAAGAATGAAAAAATCGACGCAATGGCAATAACTTCAAGTAATTGAGTCGATTTTATATCATAATGGGCTTTATTTTTTAAATATTGAATTCAGACAATAACAGATTAATCCTGAGGTTTAGTTGGGAATGGTGGATTAATTCCATCACCGCTATAATCCCGAACAGCTATACGATATCTTCGTAAATGGCTGGTATCACCACCATGATCCTCAATTTCATCTATCTGACTTTTCAGTAAATCAATTTCGTTATAACGCCACGCTTCAACATCAATAAATTTCGTGAAATTTTTTCCATCATAACAGTACGTTCCGAGCTCAAAGTCTGCTGGGATTTCATTTAAAAAGTAGACACAATACGGCCTGCTAAAGCTAAAATACCCCAATTCACAAGCTCCAGCGACTAAGTATGGTGGCTCAACTTCTGTGATAACGACGTACTTAGGTCGAGTATTATCGCGCAAATCATAATAATTATCGCCATTCTCACTTTTTATTAACCAATACGATTTACTTTCATCAATCGCTACTTGCTCTGCATTTTGAAATATACCTTTATACATATGACACCTTTTAAGAATTTACAGCATTAACCCACGAGCCATTAATCAGATACATAGGAACTCGGAAATACCAGCCACTAAAACGTATATTTCCATCCTTAGTACTATTGTTGAAACCAGAAATGTATCCGTCCGGAACCTCATACGTTACTGTCCAATCAGCTGGTCTCGCATACTGCTGAGAACCGCGCCGGATAGCTTTAACGAAATAGCGCCCAATCCAATCAGAAAGATATCCCCCCCATACGGAACCATAAATCATGCCATCATTTCTAAGATAAGATGCTCCTCTACCAGCATATACATGATCTGTGGCTTGTACATTTCTTGCAATAACATATCCTGGAGCTGAAAATTCTCCTGAAACTGAAAAAGAAAAAGCCTTATCCGCACCTGCGAGATCACGAATATAAAGCCTAAAATCTTGAGTGCCATTTGGACTAATAAGTGTACCGAATGTATAGGAACACGCAGAAAACCCAGGAACATGCATACGCTGCTTTAATAACGGGTGAAATTCGCTTGCAGGCTGACGGATGATGTCATTATAAAAAGTTGCACCTGAATCATACTGAGCAACGAACGCAAGAGGCCCTGAATAAGCCGCCGTTATCGGCCCGGTACATGTCCCACCTACTATTGGCAAAGCATCAACATCCGGGGCACTCAAGCTAACCTCGCCAGTACTGCCGTTAACTGATGACACCTTACTGCTTGCCAACTCCGCAGCACTTTGAGCCTGAGTTAACGCATTGTTTGCGGTTTTATTAACAGCTTTCACCGCTTTAGAGGTTGCCGCAATATATTCATCATCACTGTTGATGGCATTACTTAACTTAACAATACCTGACTCAGTTAACGACGAAACCGGTGGAGTAAAATATTTCTTCAGTACATTACTATTAACTGACTTATCAATAATCCCCTGACGAATTAGCAACAAATCGTCCTCAGCCAAATCTGTCGCAGCAGCTAATTCAGATAGAGTAATTTTCTTTTCATTTAGCTGGGCTAATAACGCCTGTTCCTGTTCAATGGTTAAAGCCATTTGAGTTTCCTTAAAAATATACCCTGCCTGAAAAAATGCAGAGCTCTGCCAAAGGAATAGTAATGTTCCTTAGCATCATCAAAAATTAAAAATAGGAGGTTTATAAAACGATTAAATAGAGGTGGTTAGCAATCAGGTAGGGCTGGCCATTCGATATCCTGAGCGTTTTTCATATCAAGCTGATTTAATAACACCCGATATTTACGCCATGCCAGCAGTTTCAAATCATCCCCAGGTAAAGCTAACTCCAGCTCAATGGCATCAGATAGTGTGGCAATCATCTCTTTGGCTTGTAATTCCAAGCGCTGTTTATCGGCTGTTACCTTATCCGTCTCGGCTTTCTGCTTAGCATCAATATCCATTACCCATGCTGAACCATTCCACTTATCAAACGGCGTCTGTGGTTGAGACTGAGTAAGATTATCTGGCAGCGCACCTGGTTCGGTAATGGTAACCTGCTCACCAGTTTCAGTAGAATAAACCAACGTCTCTCGATGATCTTCCTGATATACCCAATCATCGCCTTGACGACAAACGACAAACCCTTGTTTTGCTGGGAGCGGTTTATCAAGATAACTATAGGCTGGTAACCCTACCCCCTGATTGAGGAACTCTTCAGATTCACTGATAAATTCACCGTTTTTTGGGTCGATGTTATAAACCTGAACAGAGCCATCGGAAATGGCAAAACCATGATTATCTAAAGTTGTTTTCATTATGCAGCCCTGACGATATATAAAAATGCAACGTTACGTGGACGGGTCTCTACTCCACCAACGTTCATAGCAGCCAAAGTATCTACATTTCCACCTGAAAGAACATTTCTGGTATGGACTAAAGACAGATACTCAGAGCCAATGACACCGTCATTAGGTGATTGAGTAACAATATTATTATCATGTTTACGACGAACAGGATGCTCGTGTTTTTTAAAAACATCGTCTTGAACTGACAATATAAACCTCCCAACATCCACCCCTCTCCCATCATCCCAGCCGCGAATAAATTCCCCTCGCAGATCGGGTAACACGCCAGAGGAATACCCCATAGCCAATTCCGGATACTTTTCTTTATCAAATTTAGCACCGTTACATTTCAGATATCCCAGCGGCGGTTCTTCCATCGGACAGGCAATCGGCATCCAGGCAGGAATAACCCGGCTATTTAAGGTTTGGTTTTTTTCTTCTAGTGCCTGCGATCTCCGGTAAATATCACGAAATAGCCAGTTCAGATATTGAGCCGGTAATGGCATACCCGGCGCATCGCGGGTTTCTGGGGTAAAGCCGTTATGCATCACGGCTTCCGGCAACGGCGCTACGTTTAGCTGCCCGTCAGGAAAAACTATATGATTTTCTGCAAAAGTGGTCATTGAAAGACTCCTGGTAAGTGATATCCGTTATCGAATACCTGATAGGTGGTGCTTACGGATAAAACGCCGGCGCCGACGCTAATTTTTGTGCCATTAGCCGTTAACGGTGTTTTATCTGGGGCCATACCGGATAAGCGCGCGGAGCCAACAGGATTACTGCCACTAATAACCAGATGTTTATCATTAGTTAACAGCGAACTATTGCCGTTCTCCGTCATATCAACCCGCATATTCATCGGATTGGCCAAACGCCCAGCTCTAAAAGGTTTCGCTCGCCCATAGCTCACCATCAGCGGTACATTTTCTATCGCCACCGGTGCTATATCCTGCAAAATGGCCTGACTACCTTCCGGAATCTGTCGACCATCGGTAAATAACATGGCGCAGCTCGGATAGCTCTCCAGATATTGAACTTCCGTTGGTTTAGTTAGAAAGCGCACACCTTCAATTAAATCCTGCGGTCGCGCTCGAGATGTATTGCTTAAAATCCGCGACTTAATGGCAATGCGGTATTCGTCATCCCCTCGACTTAAGCGCGGAACACCTACAATATAACCGCAGCCATCAAGCTGAGCGCCGATGGCATTATCCACCCAACGCCCGTTTTTCAGATCGTTCAAATCGGCAGATATGGCCTCCAGCGGAGCCACCATAGATTCGGCTAACGCTTTTACTTTTGGCTTATCCTGAAATTGCCCTACCAACCGTGAAAGGGCGGTTTTTCTATAGGGAAATGTCATAGCCCAATTACCTCCAACCGCGCTTCGTCAAACAAGGCCACGCTACGTTTATCAATGGCAATATTTTCTAACTGATAAACTGGCTCATCATCAGGGCCATCGGTAACTGCCGCTTCAATGGTAATTTCAGCTAATCCACTGGTATTGCTATAAATAGGGCCGAGCATGCGCTGTAAAATAATATCGTCGCCAATCTTCAACGCTGAGCTATACCCCAACACCGCTTTTTTAATATTACTGATAACGTCCTGTGGCAGATTTTCTTCGTTATATAGCCCAGTGACGTTAATTTTGATCCAGGCCAGCTTCTGGTTAGGCCGTGAAAAACAAATTTGCTGACCATCGCCATTCTCATCTTTCACCAGCACGGCATGGGCACCATAAGTTTCAATACCTGCAGGTTTATGACGCCATAACGCATCAGCAACACTTTGGTTATCGCCCCCCACCACCAGCGCTTCAAAAGCATGAGGTGGAATACCATCTTCAGAAATGGAACCGGTTCTATTTTCAAAAATATGAACTTCACTCACTCCGGTGACTTCCTGAATTAATCTGGCCCTAATTGCTTTTACCGTCGCAGAACCGGTAGCCTGGCGAGATTGTTCAAAGCGAATTCTCAGCTGTTCATCGCTTTCCCTCTCTCTGCCAACCACACCTTCCGTTAAGTTATAGACCGCATCCCAGCCACTGCGAGGTGTGACAATTTCCGTTAATGCCCCCAAAGGAAGAACATGACGTCCTTCCTGCATCGCCATAAATCTGGCTGGAGAACCAATACGCCCCAGCTTAAGGTGTTCACCGACCGACAATGCAAAAGGTGTCATGCCATCAACAGCAAAAATGCGTAACGCCTTATCTTTTATCTCATAGGACAGAACCTTAGGATTCAGCTGATCGGCGATTTTTTGCATAATCTGCTCGGCACTCTCCCCCTTGTCGGAAATAGTGCTAAATAGAACACCATTGATATTGATGGAATATGGGGTGTTATCCCGCACATCAATTTCAACTGTCGTATCCACCGTATTCGCCCGACTGATCACCGTATCCAAAATACTTTGATAACGTTGGTAGCCATCGGTTGCCTGCGCCCCACTTTTCAATAAAGTAGACTCTTTACCATAAACCGCAGCGATAACCTCCGTAGCGGAGGCAGCAAAGCGAGTAATCCCCACATAGGAAACGGCACCATCAAGGGACACGCCCTCAGCGCTAAAAGGATACATCGCATGATAGGTATCCTGAGCCTGTTCATAGATATTGGCCAATGCCTCGGCCCAAATGCCTTCCAACTGACCGATAACCGAATCAGGCTGGGTATTAATTGGCCCAAAACGGTTAATCAACAGTCGGTCATACTCTTTTTTAAGTTCGGCTAACCGTTTGATTGTGTAGCCATCTTTAGTTAAAGCCATTATTGATTACCTTTATATTTGACTAAGCCATAAGGGGTTTTAACAGCAAACTGCACGCTTAACTGCCGAGTTTGCCGATCAAAGTCATAGTTAAATTGCTCAATCTCCAACACGCCATCAACTTCATTAATGCTGTTTTTCAGCGCCGCCAGTGCACCATTCAGGGTGATTTGCTTACCCAGAATTTGTTGCAGATAAGGCGTACCAAATTGAGTATTGAGAAACCACTCTCCCTTCCATAGCTTTAGCTTGATTTGTAGCTGCTGATGAACACGTTCTGCACCATCAATCCACAGCAAATCATTACGCTGCAGATCGAGATCTCCCGTTGCATCGAGTTTTAAATCAATCATTTTGCGGGTCCTGTCGAAGGCCCATCGTGTTCCTGATGGGTATGTTGAGTTAATGAGATCCCGCGTCCCTGAACGTCACCGGTTGCTTTTACCGTGCCGTTGATAGTTGCCCCACCTTTTCCTGACATGCCCGACTGATAGCTAAGCTGCCCTTCGGTGGTTAATAACCCTTTATTCAGAGTTTCTGGCGTGGTGATCTCAACGCCGGCAGGGGCATTGATCAGCAGTTTGCCCTCTTCGGTCAGGGCGATATACGCCTCACCAAAATAGAGCTGCATCTGATCGTTCTCCGCTGCGCGATCTTTCGCTGCACCAAAACCGCCCACAATGCAGTAAGCATCCGTCAGGGAGAATCGACGTTCATCATCACTGTCATCCGCCGCTTGCTGACAAAACACCAGCAGGCACTTATCTCCCGACCGAACCGGGCCTTTTACCCCTGCCACATCGCCAGCAAACCGTGGCCACATCACCGGCACGTTAGGTATCACCGGATAATCCAGTGAAGTCCCATCAACAAAACGCTGTTTAGGAATAGGTTTAACGCTGGCAATACCGGCATCGTAGCTTTCAATAATGCCATCCACCGCCGTATTGATCTGACTGGTCTCCGACTGAATCAGGGTTTGCAGTGCCTGCATCAGATTATTATTTTCCGCCACGCTTGCCTCCTTGAGGAATCGCCTTGAGTTCACACTCGGTAATCCACTCACCTTCGAAAGTATCACCGCTGTGAGTTACGACTTCGGCACGGAAGAATGCTCGAGGACGCTCGCTACGTTCCTTATCAGCACTCGGATCGAGTAGCAACATGTCGCTTTCCAGACCGACATAGCAGCCCGGATACAGACGTGGTTGCAATAAACACTTCACGTTATACCCCTCGATCTGATACTGGCTCTTATCGCCAAGACTTTCAGAAAGAACTAACTTTGAAGGTGGAGAAGATTCTCCCTGGGACTTATTTCTGGTCGAATCGATAATTCTGGTTGGTAGTCCAATTAATCCATTATCTGGGGTTAAAACAACCAATTCATCCGTGATCGGATTATCTTTACTCAAGATTTGAATTTCGTTGTTTTTGTATTGACCAGGTTAAACCAAGATATTGGCACACATCCTTCATCGCGACTTCAGCCTTACCACAGAAGGCAAATCCACGACGATAAGGTTTATCCATTATCTTTTCTGGCATGGGTTTTACCGGTAGGCCAAATGCTTTGGATATATCGGCCAGGATATCCAAGGCCGATGTATTTGGCGCATAACTCAGTGACAGCTTGGTTTGTCTCAAAGGTAATGCGCCATCGCGAACGGTAAGCTCAGTCAGCGTGTCATTACCTTCGCGAGTCGTCACGCACTGACAACGGTTCCGGTAAAGATTGTTACTGCTCCAATATCATCTTCATAACCGGCCTTTAAGATGACATTATTATTTACACGTTCTACCAAACTACGCGTTTGGTTATTCATATTGTAAATTTTAAGCGCTAGTTTATTAGTGGTTTTGTCATTATCTTTTGAAATTTCAAAAGAAAACGCAGATCGTTAATAATAACCGCTTTACCATTAGCTTCACCCACCACTAATTCTGCGACACGATTAATAACATATCGCTCCCTTTTATTTAAATAAGGAAAAAAGTGTTTATCAGCAAATTAATATTTTGTGCGATAAAGCAATAAATGGTCATTGCCTAGCGAGTAAAAATCAGGACGTTCTTTCCCGCTATAATTATCCATAAAAATGAAATCGCCTTCTGGTGAAGATAATTGAATACCGCTTAAGAAGAAAGGTATCTTTAACCATCTTAATCCCATCAATAATAGACTCGCCATTACGTTCGCTTAATGAAAAATACCATATTGCCCGTATTCATTCCATGTTCTCTTAGTGTTAACGGTTTTTTATCCAGAGTAATATCCATTTGTTATCGGCAATACCCGCATCCAGCGGTATTTTTAATACAGTTGCCATATAATTACCTATTAAACCTTACAATAGAAAATAGCTATTTTCTAAGTATTCACCTCTACCGACACATTCGTTTCAACCGTTGTCTCTTTATTTTCAATATGGGTAACTGTTTCGTCATTTGCGGTTGACGGGTGTATTGGCCCTTTATTATTTTTTGGAGACGACTTACGTGATGTCGCCGGAGAATCAGCCTGTTTAGGATTAATTCCAGCTTCTTCTGCATCAACAATGAGTGTAGATACTCGACGAATATGGGTAAAGGTCGCAGAAAACTCAATGGAATCCCCCTCCCCCGCTTTACGCGGAATGGATAATCGGTTAGCACCATATCGGGGTAATTTCGGTATTTGGTATACACCATCACCGGTTGGCGATTTTCTAACAACATCCTTAATTGATCGAACGCTTTTTGTATATTCGATTCTTTATTAATAAATCAGACAGCGTTTCCAGAAAACGGCCACGCCAGCGTTCAATAGAAGAATTGCTGATGATCCCGAGATTTCAAGCGAGTCCGGTTTTAGCTGTACATGGTCTGTAATAACTGCCCCAGTTTCCACTGGGTTGGTTGTCACATCCGCCGTCCATGTATGGCTTTCACTGGTAACGACATCAAACTCCATGTTTGAATAGGTATTTGAAACCGCACAACACCAATGACTTATCATTTAAAAGTTTTGTTAATATCCCCAACACTACTCATTACATACCCCATTAATCGTTGCAGTTAACTGTTTTTCGCCTTGCTTAGTGCCATCCAAAGCGGCCTGACGAATATCATTAATCTGCTGTTCAGGAGTTCCTGGTAATATATTGATTTGAAACTGAGGATTACTGTTAATCATGTAATTCATTGCATTAGCAGCACTGGCTGCCGCAGCCATTCCTGGGGTAACGGTTTGTGGATAAACATCAGAGTTATCCTTACCCGGGCCTTCTCCACTCCCTGGTGTTCCTTCATTCTCTTTTGATGCCTGATACTTTTATAAGCATGGTAGCCTAATCGAATAGCGCCCTCAGCAGCCAGACTTGCCCAACCAATCGGTGTCGCCATCCGACCGACGCGTAAACCGACTGAAGCCACCCTACCCAACGTTCGGAGTACCTTCGGATTACTCAGCAGGCTTTTTCCTGCAGTAAACGTTGTTTTCATGGCTGACTTAATGCCACCAGGAACTTTACTCATCAGGCTTTTGCCAATGTTTAGCATTGGGGCCAGCCATCTTAGTAAATAAGCTCCCACCTCTCTTAAGAATATCGCTACCTAAGCCAGAAGCTCTTCCAGCCAATGATTTAGCCGTGTTTTTACCTTTTGAGAGTAAATCTTTTCCTTTAGAAACCGCAGGTTTGAGAAAGTTGCCCAATCGCCCAAATAACTGCTTTCCAACGTTAGCAACTGACTTAACTCTGTTTTTCCCTGAAGAGAGTAAATCTTTTCCTTTGGAAACCGCAGGCTTAATAAAATTGCCTAACCGGCTAAATAACTGTTTTCCAACGTTGGCAACTGACTTAACCCTATTTTTCCCTGAAGAAAGTAAATTCCTCGCCTTCTCCTTGCCTGAAGAAAGCAAATTTTTTGCCTTTTCTCGCCCAGAAGTAAACAAGTTTTTAGCTTTATCCTTCCCGGCTAAAAAAAGCGTTTTTACCTTATTACCACCAGAGGAAAGAAAATTCTTGGCTTTAGTGTATCCGCCTCTAATACCAGAGCCGACCTTATTCTTAACACTGCTCGCAATATGTTTAACACCAGAAAAAAGACGCTTGGCTTGTCGAGTAATAGATCCGGCAGCTGACTTAAGAGCCTTACCAACAGCGCTCCCAATCCCCTTGGCAAAAGAACCTATTCGAGAGAATAGCTTCAA